TTATATTCCGGCCACTTTATTGTGGGGCATCTGTGGGGCATTCAAGTCAAAATTTGTGTTCAGCAGAGCTACCTGGTCGCCGTTTTGTTCAGACATCCATTTACCATATACGTTGAAAACCATCTGAGCATTAGTGTGTCCCATCTGGTTTGCAATGAAACTCGGGTTCGCCCCGGCACTTAATGCCCAGCAAGCGAATGTATGACGAGATTCATAAGCTTTCCTGTGCCTGATGCCTGCTCTTTTCAACAGGTGATTCCATGAAGAGGCTATCGACCCTGGTATGTAGCAAATGCTTTTTGATGGGTAACGCGCCGAGACATTCGGATTGAATACAAAGGTGCATAGGTCTGTTCTTTGTTTTCCGTACTCCCTGAGATGAATAACAATTTCATGCTGGTCCTTCATTCGGGTAAATTGCATCTGACTTTTAAGAGCCTCGATAGCTGGCTGAGTCAGGTTGATTGTCCTTATACCGCTTTCCGTTTTAGGTGGTGAGAAGTGATCAGAGATCGCCAGGTTTCTGTTAACTTTTATCGTCCATTTCACGGTGTCTACATCCTCCCATGCTAAAGCACAAATTTCACCATGACGCATGCCGGTACTTACGGCCAGAACCCAAAGATTTCTGGTCTGCTGGTGATTAGTAGCCTGAAGCAAGCGCATAAACTCTTCTTTGGTGAGCGGGTCAGGCTCTGATTTTGATTTCCTGAGTGGACGAATATCAGATATGACCGAGCCATTTGTGTAACCGTTGCGCTCCGCAAACTTAAGCATCTCGAGCATCACAGCCATATAGCCGTTCACTGTTCGTACAGTTCTCCCTTTTTTGTGGGAGCGTTCAAGAGTTTTCCCGATGAGCTGATAGCCAGTTAGAAGTTCATGCCTGAGAGACATGAGATCCTCGTGGGTAAGTGCTGAAATGGGCATCTCATCGTCCAGAATGCGAAGGCACATTTTCACGTACGACGTATACCGCATATGGGTGTTCTTCGCCAAAACCGTTTGTTTCAGGGCCAGCCATTTGTAAGCCAGTTCAGAAACGGAAGTCTTTATTTTGCGATCGTCATTAACTTGAGCTCGCGGTGAGTTAGGGAACTGGGCGGTATAGTCGAATGTGCCGGTCCTGATGGCGTAGCAAATCGAAGTCCTCAACTCTCCAGCTATCTTTCTGTTTTTGGGTGTATCGGGAACGCCAAGACTTTCACGAACCCTCTCCCCCTGGTACATGAACCACAGGCGCAATGAGCCCCCGTGATTCTCTACCCCGGTTGGATATTTAGACATGCCTTTTCCTCGTTGTTAAACGCAGGGCTATTTAAGCAGATTTCTGGCGCGGGATCGCCGGGCGTTGCTTTTCAACCCAGTTATCGACTTCGAAACGGTTGTAGAGGATCGGGGAGTTGTCTTTAGGCTGAAGGTCTCCGGAATAGTGCTTATACTCGCGCCCCTCAAGCCAGCTTTTTTCACGGGCCGACTTGATTGCATGCTTTGTCAGCCCGGTTAATGCAATCAGTAGTTCTTCTGATACCCATTTATTGGGCACCAGTTGGATCGTATCGCTCATGGGTGTCTCCAGGCAAAAAAGAACCCGGCGCGTGGCCGGGCAAAAGGGATTTACGAGGTGGGCTTTCGCACCCAATAGCCAGCTCATAACTGGCTATCAGTTGCGTCATTCAAGCTTATTGAGAAGGGAGATATAGTCGACGATGGCGGCACCAAGCCCTTTGTAATTGCCGCCTGTTTTTTTGAGATACCCATCGATTAGCCCGTCAATTGTGGCTATGCGTGTGTTTCTCTTAATGTCTTCTGCTGAGCCCAGATTGCAAAATTCTTTGTGATTCTCAGTTCGAAATTGGTTCGAAACGGAGATGGCTTCTTCTTTTGTTTTGAAGGCGCCAAGATGCACTTGTTTGCCGTTTAATCTTGCTGTGGCAATCCACATGCCTATTCGCTTGTGATAGCTAGCACCCTTAGCTCCAGATTTATTATCAACCCTGAGCCTTGAATTTCTGGAGTTCTGTTCGGGGTCTGCCTCACGCAGATTTGAGATTCTGTTATCGCTTCCATCTCCATTGATATGGTCAATAACGTTCTTTGGCCAACGTTTATGGACATAGAACCAAGCTAAGCGATGAAGGAGATATCTCTTTCCATCAACCATGACGCGTAGATATCCATCACCATTATTGAATCCAGCACGCTCACCTTTCTTAGTACTCGCGCTTGTGCGAACCTTCCTTATGAACACTCCTGTTAATTCATCATATTCAAGTAGTTGCAGCAGTCTCTCATGACTCAAATCAGACATATCAACCTCCCTGCAATTTTCTTCTCTTTTCTAAAATAAATTGGCACTCCGCGCACGTCTGGCAGCCGGGAACGGCAGCGCGCCGCGGCTCGGGAATTGGTTCGTCGCATTCTTCACAATGCTCCGCTGAAACGGCGTTACGGTTTAGCCGGTGAACGGAAAGGGCAGCGTTACGCTGAAGCTCTTCAATCTCTGCTGCGGTATCGATGATGTCCATGGTCAATGCTCCCGGAACTGTCGGTTAATTCGGTTGAAGGTGAACGCCAGCAATAAAAAAGGCCGCTTTAGCGACCCGGTGAATTTTGTTGTCATTGTTCCACTCCGAAGCGGCGATTGAGCCGCCCTGTGTATACGACGAACTCCAGGAGGCTAACTCCCAGAGCTTCAATTTTCTTGTGATGCTTGTTGATGATGGGAGGCACCGTTTCGTTCCAGTTTGGCTTTGGCTTCTTGCGCATGGCCTGCTGGATTTCCTCGGTGCAGCGGCGGTAGGCGGCGCGGATGGCGTTGTCTGTTTCTGGCGTCATGCGCATCAAGCTGCCCTCCACCCGTCTTTGAAGATGGGCTGGATGTTGCCTGGGAAAAGCTCAACATCCGGTGATTCAGCCTGATTTCCCCAGTGGTGCCAGCCTGGCGCCGCGCTGCGGCTAAACAGCTCAATGCGCGGCACATCGCCGTAAAGCAGCTCCAGCCGGTGTCGCACTTCCCATGGCTTTTCGCTGTGCGCACCGAGCGGGCTGTAGACCACCTGCTTAATCCCGGCGTGCTTTCGTTCCAGCCCGGCGCCGCGGGTAGCAATCAGCAGATCTTCGGTATTGGCCCGGGTGTGGTTTCCGCCGTTCATGCGCGTCTCGGCGTTAAGCAGGTCGAGGAAGTCGTAAAAGTCGGTGATTTCACCCTCGGCCAGCGCCTTGTTGATGCGCAATTCCGCGTTCTGATTCAGCTTCACCCAGGTAAAGCCCTTCATCGTGCGAACGGTAAAGCCCCAGGCCTCGGCCAGTTCGATAGCCTCCTGGTTATGAGTTCCGGTGTACCACATCGCCAGTACTGCGTTTTCGGCGGCAAGTTCCCACACTGGCAGGCGCTTGATGTCGATTAGCTTCATGGTGGAGTAGTGATCGGCAGCGGCGCCGTTACTGATGGTGTTGCCGTAAGACCAGGGCGGGTCGGCGTAGATAAGAGAGTATTTTCCGGTCATACATCCTCCCGCTCCGGATCGTTAACATCCCAGCCATTACGCTCCATATTGGTTTGCAGTCGCTTATCTCCGACCTCTTTAATGCTGCGGCCGGTAATCTCTGCGACTTCCGCGTTTGAGTGCCGCCACAGCAGCGCCAGCTCTTCGAGTGACCATGCTTTCATAGCACTGACTCCATTTCGTCGATATAGAGGCCCTGAGCAATCAGGCGGCGACGGCGGGCGGCACGGGCTATGCACTCCTGCCGTCGGCCTTCTTGTGACTGCTCTATGGCGCGCCGGGTGAACAGGCGCGATTTCCCCTGCGGCGTAACAACCTTTGGCTTCGTGACCAGGTCGAATGTCCGGTCGCAGATGCCGTCCTCGTTGATCCATTTTTCCGACTCAACGATCTGCGCTATCTGTCCGGAGCCGCGGGTGATGCCGTTGGCAACCCGGTTGAACTCGATGAGCGTTACGCCAAACTTCTCGGCGATTTCGCTGCCGGTGACCGGGCGGCCGCGCGTCTGAATCATCCAGATAACGCGCTCACGGAGGCCGGAGAATTGCCCGGTTCGCCCGGGCCGGCGGTAGAAGGGGGTGCGTTTCATTTCCACTGTTCCCCGAACGTGAATCCGATCTCCGCCAGCGCCTCGTCCATCTTCTCGATGAACTCAGGCACCATTTCGTTGAAATCGGTCATGTATTGCGGATCCCGCTCAACGACGACGTGGTGAATGCCTTCGCGCTTCATGCGTGGGTCGTAGTTGGCAAAGAACCAGGCGTTTTTCCCGGTCACCCACATGCTGTACTGCACCTGAGCCATGTACGCAGACTTGATGGCTTCGAAACCCCCAAGGCGGAATTTCATGAAATCGCGAGAGGTGAAAGGGCATTTAAGCTCAAGACCGAACCCGTTACTGCACAGGCCGTCAGGGGAGCACGCGGTGCGCATGCTCTCGTCACGGAACAGGATCGGAGACTCCGTGACTTTCACATCCGTGGTGAACTCGAAGAGGGTGCGGGCGTCTTCCTCGTACTGCTTGCCCCAGGCCAGCGCCTTGGCGTTAACCTCTGGCGCCACGCCTGTGCATACCTCCGCGAGCAGCGTGTGGAAGTAGGACATTTTCATATCTGTCCACTTCTTCCCCGATCTTGGCTTGGAAATGACGTTGTGCACTTCAGAGGCGGTGATAACGCCGAGGCGCAGCCGGTGCCACGCCTCATCGCCCTGCTGGATAGTGGTTACGTCAACACCGGTACGGGCAAGGATAATTTCTGGTGTCATGCTGCCGCCTTCTTCTTGAGGAAGCCTAGGGCCTTAACTGCCTCGGCTTGGGTAAGCTCGGATGAATCGCGAATAACACGACGGAAAATTTGCGAACAGACTGGGAGCAGGTTTTCTTCCCATGTCTTATCCATTGCGATAAGGACGTCGTTAATCTCCTTGATAATTTCGTCCGCTGCTGGGGTTACATCGCGTTCTGGCTGGCGTTCTGCTGAGAAGTTGATACCTTCCTCACCCTCGGTATTAACATGGTCGATGGCGGCATCCAGGCGCTCACGTCGAGGCCAGTATTTTGCTGCCTGCTTCACGACCGTCTTGAGGATCATCTGCTCTTCATCGGTGACCCATGGACACTTCTTGCTGTTGTCAGATTTGTACTTCTTCCATGCTTCAGACCGGTCACGGATGGAGTAGATGGCATCAATGCGCATCGTATGGGTGAGGTAATCACCATCGTCAGTTTTTACCGTTACATACGCCCCTACGATGTCCCCGCGCTGCTCTTCGGTATCGAAGTCGTTGTAGATGTGGATCGGCGGCTTATCGAGCCCTTCGCGCCGGAACTGGTCGTTTCTGCGAACAATTGCCGACTGACACCATTTAATGGCGCCAGACTGCTGCGCAATGTGCATCAGGCCCATGTAACTGATGTCGAGGCAAATAGCTCCTTTACGCGGTACCAAGTAAGCCAGCTTCTGAGCCGGGTTTAGCGAAATGCCGATGGCCGCAACGTTGATGATTGCGTTCTGCGTGCTGGTCTGGTTTTGGAATGCGACTTTCGCGAGGTAGTCGTTGTTCTGAAATAGCTGGATGGCGAACTGACTTTCCTTCGCCCAAACCATCCGCTCGTCAGTGGCCGCCTTAATGAAAAGCGGCTCCTGTTGTTTGACGAAATCAACAAGGGTTAAGCTCATAATCCCTCCTTAGAACGGGCAGCCGGTACGGTGTTCCCAGTCGTATTCCGCCTGGGCGTAAGCAACTGCCGAAATGAAATCGTTGTAGGCCTCGCCAGCTTTATCGCTGCGAAGTCCTTCGTATGGACTGGCGTCAATCGGTACGGAGAAGTGGAAGAGGCCGGACGGCTCTTTTGGCATCATGTCGATGATTTGCTGCGCCCGGTCGTCGATCCACTTCTCTTTCTCGTCGCCGAGCTGCTGCTCAGCCCAGCGCCGATCTTCGATGCGGTCGTAAGTGAGGAATGCGTTCATGGTTGCCTCAATATTTGATGTGCGCGTCCTGCACTTTGCCGCCAGCGATCGCCAGCACTGCTTTCTGCGCGAATTCTTCGGGGATGCCCTGAGCAATCAGGTCTGCGTAGACACGACGGTTGACGGTGCGGCGGTGCTCTTTGTCTGCGGCGCGGCGCGCTTCTTCTTCAGCTTTGCGCTGCTCTTCGGCCAGGCGTTTCTCTTCTGCCTGTTTTGCCTTGAGGCGCTCAGCTTCCACTGCCGCAGCTTTTTCTCTTTCCGCTCGGGCTTCTGTTTCCTGCTTCTCGCGTGCTGCACGCTGTTCCGCTTCAATGCGCTGGCGCTCGGCAAGTTCAGCACGGGCTTTCTCTTCAGCTTCACGGCGTGCTGCGGCTTCAATCTCAGCTTTGTGCTTCGCTTCGGCATCGCGGCGGGCTTGCTCTGCCGCTTCACGCTTAATGCGCTCTTCGTGCTCACGCTGAGCCTGTTCCGCCAGACGGCGCTGCTCTTCGCGGTCACGGTCAAACTTGTCATTCATCAGCAGGGCCATTTCGTGGTCTGCTTCCATTTGCGCGGCACGCTGTAGGTCAATCTCTTCGTTCATCACCAGCGCCTCGGCGTGCAGCGCGTTCATGGCTTCTTCAGCCTTAATGCGTTCCTGCTCGGCTTCCCATTCGGTGAGTGGGCGGCGTACTTCATCTTTCAGCGCTTCCAGGCGCTCACGAACGATGCGGCGGCTTTCGTCGATCTGCTTAGGCAAGGCTTTAAGCTCAGCAACCAGATCCTTGCCCGCGTTGTCGATGTAGGTTTTGGAACGGGCAACCTTGTGCGCCATGGATGCGATAGCGTCGCGGCCTTTGCGGGTCGACACATCCGGCACCAAGCTGCGAGCTTCTTTCTCGATCGCCTCAATAATCGGGTCGAGCTGCTCTTTGGTGGTGAATACCGCCATTGCGTTCTGTTTCTCAATGACGACTAAGTCCGTTACTTCGCTCATGGTTTCTCCTGAAATTTGGATGTGCAGATCCCGCCCGCAGAAAGCCAGGCCGACTGGTTGAATAGGGTGGTTAGTGCTGAATAGGGTTGCCGTGACCGTCCAGAAGGACGTCAATCACGCAGTCACTGAGGCGGATAATCTCTGCATCGGTGTGCAGGTATACCCATTTGCGCTCCTGAATGACTGCTGAGACGCGATAGGTGCGGCCTTCGTGCAATGCCATCATGCCGGGCGTGACGCACTGGCGAATGAGCGGGGTAGTGCCGTAGTGATGCATCATACCTTCACCTCAACCTGTTCCAGGAGACCAGCGATATGCATCTGCCAGCGGTTCAGTGTCAGCTTGTCGCGCGGGCTTGATACTGACGTCAGCTGCCATTCGTTATCGTTGAGCTTTTTGGCGGTGTACTGCTTGCCGTTGTGGGTGACTGTCATAAATCCTCTTGGCCTTATCGCGGCGAACGGAACGGTTAATACAAGACTTCTGCGCTAGTGCGAAGATACAAAAATAGTGGCGGTGGATGGCCGCCGGTTGTCATAACTAAGCCGCCTCGGTGAAGCGACTGAGGTATGAGGGATTAAAAAACCCGCCGGAGCGGGTCTATTCTTCTTCCTCTCCTGGCTCTAAATCAGCCAAGAATTTTTCTTCATCAGGTAGATCGCATAATTGATATGTTTTCGAATGCCTTACGGGTTGATAGTTATTGCTGCATTTTTCAGAAAGGAAGTGAAAACGCTCACATTGTTCGAGTGGCAACTGATTGAAACCTTGGAACACTTCGAAAGTGTTTTTATCGAAATCAATCACATATGCCCATTCGCAAAACAATGAATCGGCTGCGAAATCCAAGTTTTTACTTATTGGAACAGGGCTGCTAGCATTTTGGATAAGATCCAAAATATCACCGCCAGTATCCCGATGAAGCGAAGGATGTTTTTCACCGTACTTTCTTGAAATGTCACATCCTACCCAGCCATCACTTTTATCAATGTCGTGACCAACCTCAAGCCACCATTCTTTGATCTGCTCGTCAGTTGGCTCAAATGTCTGCGCAAGATTTACCAGGAATATTTCACGATTAAGTTTCTCTCGTAGAAACGAAAGAATATCCACCCCCTGTCCTGATGGATAACCATCCCATTGACCGTACTGAGCGACCTTGTAGTCACCGTCTTTAACAACGCATGTAAGATGTCGTGTGCCCATACCTTCACCCTCTGTCGTTACCCGCTGATGCGGGAGAAATGCTTTGGTGCTGGCTCCCCACAATGAAGCAGGGAAGGCCGTCGTCGCCTTGGTGAGCCATTACCTCACCAACTAGCTGATAACCGTCTGCCAGCCCAAAGCACTCACCAAAAACCCCGACATCGCCGGGGTTTCCGAAAGCATTTGTGGTACCGATTATTTGTGAGCGATATAGCTTTGCCGTCGCATAGAAGCTCCTTTGTTGCGTGGGTTGATGAATCGAAATGCTTTGGTGGTGAAGGCCGGACGTTACCCCGGCGATGTGTTCAAGGTCGGACGAAACCGAACTCCCTGGGCCACCTGCCTGCCCAATCGTGAAATACGATGCGCTCACGTAGACGCTGTGCGTGTCACCGATTTCCCACGCCGCTTCACCCCAAAACATTCCTTTGGTACTACTGCCCCGATGTTCGGGAACTGAGCAGCAAACCATTCCGGTGCGGAGTCCTCTTCGTGTGCTATACCCGCCACGCGTTACACACCTGCCTCAATCCCATTGGGCGCCATTTCAATTTGCCAGGAGCGCTCCGGGTGATTTGCTGCTTGACTGAATTCTTAATGAGCAGGCGACTTGCTGTCCGCCGCTGGCTAACTTCGCTCAGCTGTCGATGTTTCGTTTCGATGGATTGATAATAGCGATGAGTATTGTTTATAGCAATACGTATTGATATTAAATAATAGCAATTGCTATTAATGCGTTGATAGCTAAAGGAATTTAATTTGATATTTTTTCGTGTGAATGAGATTCGGAGCGTATTTTCACTGGGGCGGGGGTTGCTGTGATGGGCGGGCTAGCTGCAGACAATAAAAAACCCAGCGCTGTGGCTGGGTTATTCAGGGTTGTGAAGGTTACCGGGTAACCATTACTGTATTGTTTTGGCCTGCTTTTACTGATGCGGCTGACATCAGCGCGCCGCCTTCAGTCACCAACCCGTAAGTGGATGGACGCATCCAGGTAACGGTGGTTTGAACGTAATATTCGCCAGGAGCAATGTTATCGAACTCAAACTTACCCTGGGCATCAGCAATGGTGACTTTCTCATACTTCGCAGCGCGCATATCTTCTTTGTCGCAGCGGGTCAGCCCCATGCAGGTGGTGAACTGGAAATCGGTGTAAGAGGTTTTTGGCATCAGTATAACCTGGCTACCTGCAGCTACTTTAACGTCTCCGCCCATTGTTTTGAGGAAGGCCTGGCCTGTAAGCTTCTCGGAGCCTTCAAGTTTTAACTTGTCATACTCAGCCTGCGGGAACGGCGGTAGGTTTACAGGTTTAGGGATGGACATACACCCAGATAGAAGAGCAGCAGCTGTCGCTGCAATAACCAACTTTTTCATGATAATCCTTGCTGTGAAAAGCCGTGAGGCTAAAATTAACCGTGTTTTCTGTAGGTCTGCGGCATGCTGCCAATCACCTTACCGAATACGAGTATCCTGTTCATTTCTTCTTTTTCGATCGGCTCCCACGGGCGATAAGTCTGGTTGTCTGAGATCACCAACAGCTTATCCTTCATCTTCTGGAGGCGCTTAACGTGGGAGGTGTCGTCGTAGATAAAGGCGTAGATCCCATCACCATCAAAGTGCTGAACGCTGATGTCGACGAACAGTAAGTCGCCTGGCTCTATGGTCCCGGACATGCTGTCACCGCGAACATTGATGATTCTTATCTGCTCAGCCTTCCTGCCATTGAACATCCGGCGAGCGTCTTCGACTGAATATTCCACGGATCTCAGCACCTCTACAAATTCGCTATTGATGGCCCCTGGCCCAGCGCTTACGTAAAAGTCTAGCGCTTCAATGCGGAATGTGTCAGTAGGCCCAGGCTCGGTTTTTGGCTGTGAAATTGCGGGCATTTGACCATCGTCACGCATTGGTCCAACTCCGGTTGAAAGCCACTCAGAGCGAACGCCAAGCGCATTGGCGATCTCAACGATTTTAGTTGAGCCGCGGGCATTGCCACTGGTCAGCCTCCAGATAGTGGGCTGAGCAACTCCAGACGCCTTAGCCAAAGCGCCCTGAGACATGCCAGATAGTTCCATCGCCTGATTCAGGCGTTCTGCAAGAGTTTCTTTTTTCATGAGTTTAAATTTATACGCTTGCGTATTGATGGTCAAAACACGTTTAGCTATTGCCTAAATCAATACGCATTGCTATTATCAATTCACACCAATACTCATAGGAATTGGAATATGACGAACAAAACCATCCAGCGCGCCATTGATATCGCTGGTAGCCAGAAGAAATTAGCCGACCTTTGCGGTGTGGCGCAGCCGACGGTATGGCGCTGGTTGCACGGCGGCGGCATTGATGCCCGCTACGTAATGAAGATTGTCACTGCAACAAACGGCAAGCTTAAACCAGCAGATATCCGTCCAGATCTCGCCCAGCTTCTTAGGGCGAATAACACAGCCGCCTAACCGGCGGCCCTAACCACGAAAGGAAAAGCAATGCATTCACTTGCGTATCAACAAAGTAACAAATTTTCGCCAACGGCGATGATTTACCAGAATCGCCGGGAACCTGATTCCAAGGCGTTAAACATCGATGGGATCCGCGCAGCTGTTCGCGCATGGGCAGCTGACTGCCGCAGCCGTGAATTTGTCGCAGCGCTGATTGTGGAAGAGTGGCGGGCTACCGGGGGCGCCGGGCTGGATATCCCGACTGACTCGCATCGCCAGATGCAGAAGGTATTTCGCTGGATTGATGGCGACACCGAATACGCCAACAACAACATTCGCCAGCTGGCACCGGCAATCATGTCCGTTCTTCCGCTGGAGTATCGAAACCGCCTGGCGCCGCAGAACGACACGATGTCGCTGGTCGCCTCTGCGATGAAAGAGTGTGCCGAAGCTAAGCAGGCCGTGCTGCTGGACGCCCCAGAGCATCAGAAGCTGAAAGAGGTAAGCGAGGGTATAGCGTCGCTGTTCCGCCTCATGCCGGAGCAGGTAGGGCCGCTGATGACGATGGTTACATCGATGTTGGGGGTTATGTGAGAACTACAGAAATGGCGAAAGCCGCGGTGCGCTAACACCAACGGCTTTCAGGTGCAATAAACGTCAGTCAATTGCGAGGCAATTATGCCAAGTAAATCGAAGAGAGTAAACAAACCGGAGGTAGCACGTGAGCATGTCACTTATGGCGAAAGCAATGGGGGTCAAAGTGGGAAACTCACTGCGTAAGCTTGTCCTGATTAAGTTGGCCGATAACGCCAACGATAAAGGCGAATGCTGGCCTTCGTATCAACATATCGCCGACCAATGCGAATGCAGCAGAACGGCTGTTCGTAACCATATTGATGCGCTTGAAGAAATGGGGCTTATCAGGCGTGAGAACCGTGTTGGCGTCAACAACGGAAAAGGTAACACGTCAAATGTGTATTACCTGAAATTAGATGCCACCCCTATGCCATTAAATTGCACAGGGGTATGCCACGACGAAGCACACCCTATGCCATCTGATTGCACACCCCCTGTGCCACCAGTTGGCACCAGAACCAGTCACTCTTTTGAACTAGTCACTGAACCTAACTCTCTCTCTGGGCGCGATGGTTTTATGAGCGAAGCCGCTAAGCGGCGGATCGGGATTTCACCAAACGGGGAGATTCCATTCCCGCCTCTGTTTAAGCCGTCGGCAGATCACATTGCTATGGCTGCCGAGAAGGGGGTGAGCATTGAAACTGAGCTGCTGAACTTCCGGGACTATCACCTTTCCCGCGGCACGCAGCTAATCGACTGGAATTCGGCTTTCAGAGTCTGGATCCGGAATGCCAGGGTTAACCCGCTGGCTAAGCGTAGTCGTGCCGAGCAGGAAACGCCTCACTGGAACAGCCGCGAGGGATGGGAGGACTTCCTGTGAACAATCAGATTATGCAAGCCGTTAACGGCCGTGATGGCGCGCTACTTTCCAGAATGGCGAACGGAAGTACCGACCAGCAGAAGGTTATCAACCCTGAGGCTGAGGGGCTTGTTGATTCTCTATTTCGGCAGCTGAAGCAGATTTTCCCTGCGTCTACGCAGACAAACCTGAAAACTGACGCAGACGAGAAAACGGCAAAGCGTCAGTGGATCGCAGCGTTTTCAGAGAATGGGATCCGCACCCGCGAACAACTTTCCGCAGGTGTACGGCATGCCCGCGCCAGTGAATCACCTTTCTGGCCTTCTCCGGGGCAATTCATCAAATGGTGCAAGGATAGCGGCACGGTACTCGGCATTGGCCTGGCTGATGTGATGAATGAGTTCCATCGGTATAGCCGCGAAAAAGGGCTGCATACCGGCGGAGCAGAAGCTTTCCCATGGTCTCATGACGTCATGTACTGGATTGTGACCGATACGCGCAGAGCGATGTACCAGCGCCAGCTGAGCGAGGCTGAAACTGAAAAATACGCGTCAAAAAAACTTGAGGAATGGGCGCTGAAAGTTGCTGGTGGGGAAAAAGTACCATCTCCCGTCCTGGCGCTCGAGAGTTCTGATGAAGTGATCCCGACAAATCACGTGAGCCGTCAGGCCGGTTATCACCCGGAAGGAAAAAGCTTCGGGTGCATGCCAAACGCGGCGACTCTCGGCGCTCTCACCCCGGCCCAATGGCTTTGGGAAGAGTATCAGCGCGGGAAAGAGAGAGGGCTTATTCAATGAAAGGCAAGCAGGCAATTCTGCGTTATCTCGAAACGCACCGGACCTTCACAGCGAAGGATGTGGCCACAGAGTGCGGCATGACCATCAACTGCATCACGAAGAACGCTATCGACCTGGAGCGGGCCCGCAAGATTGTCCGGGTGAGCAAGGTATGGCGAACGGTGACTTATCGCCTGGCGACTCCGGAAGAGCAGGACGGCACCGCGCGCAGCTGCACCAACGGAATATTTCAGGAGTGCCGCAACAGCGCGGCGATGAAGCGAGTATTGATGGTTTGGGGGAGAGTAGGGGTATGAAAGCATGCTTAAAATTATGCATTAATTAAACAGTAAAAACCCGGTTCAGGACCGGGTTTTAGATAGTTTGACTTGATTATTTAGCTAATGCTTCATCTCTGCGGATGCTGTCAATAGCAGCATCAAGACGCTCAATCGATTTTGCATCCCAAACTAATGGAGCGCCTCCAGTTGGAGCGCATGGAGTAATGTTGCCATTCGCAATCAATTGTCTGATGTGCGCAACTTCTTGTTCGTTGATAGGAACAGGTTGGCTCAATGGATTATTTCTGTCCATAATCATCCCCTTAAGTAAAAAAGCTTCTGCAACATCCGAGATCAGGTGTTTTTCGAGTTCGAGATTTTTATCACCGGAGGTGAAGTCTACGAAACGCACTTCTCCTCCGGTGCAAACATCACCAAGCTTAGCAGCTTCAAGTGCAGTTCGTGCGCATCCGCTTTGCAACCAAGTGTTGCCTGCAAAAGGAGCTCCAGTTCCTGAGAACACAGCGTTGATCGTTTTGTTGCCCTCATCGTCAACGGCCTGTGCTGCTAATTTCTGTCCCTTGTCGAAAAGGATCTCATTGGTGCTAATTTTAACGATGTACAAGCTTATAGCTTCTGCACCGTCAATGAGAATCGGCGGCCTTGGATTGTTGATGTCTCCGGATAACCACTCTTTCCAATGCTGAATAAGCAAGCCATTACCTGCTAGCGTCAGAACATGGTCGTCTCTAACAATCATCTTACCGAAACCAGTATTGTCAACGTATGCGACATGTCCTGGATAACCAAACTCATCAAGCTCTTTAGACCATCGTGAGTCTGTTACTATCAGTTTGTTAATTCTATCGTATACCGTAGTAGTCATTGTAGACGCTCTTCCCACGCCAAGGTGCAAGGATTTTACAGTTTATGTAAAAATACGCTAATCGATATTACTTATCGGTAAATGTCGGTTTAGCTTTAATTCTATGTGTACGGATAGTTGTTTAAGGTTGAGTTACGGAGGTAAACCCTCGCTTACACTCACAGATCGCTTCTCCAACCTAGCGCATTTTGGAAGCAGTATCTGAGACCAAAGTTATACATTCTAAAAAATTAGAAGATCTGCTAAAGATGTCAATGAAGCTGTCGATAACATTGAATCTTAATAATTTTTTGTGATTCTATGACACATCATTTTGAAGGCACACCTATAGGCAGTGAAATTGGCATTCATGAGCATCAAAAGCACATAGATGACCTAGAGAGAGAAGAATCTGCGATCAGATCAGCCATTGACGGAGGCCAATCTCAACAGAAAAGGCTAAATGAAATATCTGACGAAATATCATATCGTCGCAGCCAACAGGAAGAGCTAAAAAAGTTTCTATAGAGGTTTCAGTTGTTTGATTTTCTACAATCAACCAGCCATAATCATGTCATCGGAGCCTGAACAACTCTGGTGACTTCTGCGCATTTAAGGGGACTTAAATGCGACCACAATCTGAACTCCTCACCTTGTCACAGATGCAGAAATGCACCTGCGATTTTCTGCATTCTGCGGTTTCCGTTAAGGAGGCCGTATGACTCTGCCAGTAGACGGTATCAAACTCCATCGCGGTAACTTCGCGGCCATCGGCCAGCAGATTCAGCCATTGCTGGATGCCGGGCAATGCTTCCGCCTTCAGGTTAAGCCGTGGCGCGAGAAACGCAGTCTGTCGCAGAACGCGCTCAGCCACATGTGGTACACGGAAATCAGCGAATACCTAATCGCCCGCGGCAAGACCTTCGCTACGCCTGAGTGGGTCAAAGACGCGATGAAGCACACCTATCTCGGCTACGAAAGCAAGGACCGGGTAGACGTCGTTTCCGGAGAGGTAACCACGGTTCAATCACTCCGCCATACGTCTGATCTGGAAACCGGCGAGATGTACATCTTCCTGTGCAAAGTCGAAGCCTGGGCGATGAACATCGGCTGTCACCTGACCATCCCGCAGAGCTGCGAGTACCAGCAGCTGCGCGATAAGCAGGAGGCCTGATGTCTACTCCACTTTCCCGCGTCATCACCAACGAAATCTTCCGCGTTCCGGCGCGCCGCCAGCGCAAGCCCGCGGTTAAGCCGTCAGACATCCCGACCATGAAAGACTACACCGCCCGCCTGGTGGATCAGAAATGGCTGCGCCTCGCGGCACGGAGGGCGCATGGCTAATTTGTGCAAAGCGGCACGTGGACGCGAATGTCAGGTTCGGATCCCCGGCGTATGCAACGGCAATCCTGAAACCTCAGTGCTGGCACATATCCGCCTGGCGGGCCTGTGCGGCACCGGAATAAAGCCGCCTGATCTGATCGCCACCATCGCATGCAGCAGTTGCCACGACGAGATAGATCGCCGCACGCGTCTGGTCGATGCGGAATATGCAAAGGAGTGCGCGCTGGAGGGCATGGCCCGTACTCAGGTTATCTGGCTGAAAGAGGGGCTTGTGAAGGTATGAATATTTACGATATCACGCCGGTCAGTAAGCCGCGCATGACACAGAGAGATCGCTGGCATAAAAGACCTGCGACGGCGGCATATTGGGCTTTCAAAGCCGAAGTGCGCCTGCTTGGAATCAATATTCCTGAATCCGGTTATCACATCACCTTCATCATTCCTATGCCAAAAAGCTGGAGCCAGAAGAAGCGCGCGCAACTTAACGGTCAGGCTCATCAGCAGAAACCGGATAAAGACAACCTGGAAAAGGCGCTGCTCGATGCCATTTTCGACGACGACAGCCGCGTCTGGGATGGACGGGTGACAAAACTTTGGGGAGAGAAGGGGCAGATCATTATTGGGGAGTGCGCGCCGTGACCAGAGACGAGATAACCCGATACCAGGTAGAAAGCGTTAAGCGCGCCAGCATGCCGCCAGTAGCTAAGCACAGCCAGACCAAAACCAATCAGCCACATAAGGAAGCCGCATGAACAGTCAGCAACTGGAATACGTACGTCAGCAGCTCATTGTGGCGACCGCAGATCTGAGCGGGGCGACGAAAGGGCAACTGGTAGCTTTCGTCGAGAACGCGCAATTCACCGCGACGGCGCGCAGCCGTGGCCGGAAGAAAATCACCGACCCGGTCACCGGCCGGAAGGTCAACCCTGATGGGCCGGCGATGAGCGGCAGTCAGTCCCGAGCCAAGGGATCATCCATCGCGCTTGTGGGTCCGGTCGAGTTCGTGACATCATCCTGGCGCCGCGCTGTCCTGTCACTGGAAGACCATCAGAAAGCATGGCTGCTGTGGAACTACAGCGAGAATATCCGCTTCGAGTACCAGGTGGCGATCACCCAGTGGGCGTGGAATGAGTTCCGGGAGCAACTCGGCGCGAAGAAGGTGGCTGGCAAGACGATGGAACGCTTGAAGAAACTGATATGGCTGGCGGCGCAGGACGTCAAAGCGGAGCTGGCGGGTCGTGAGACATACGAATATCAGGCGCTGGCAGAACTTGCGGGCGTGGCGAAATCCACCTGGACGGAAACGTATCTGCCTCATTGGCTGGCAATGCGTAACAGCTTTAAGCGTCTCGATAGCGGTGCGCTTTTATCAGTAACGCGATCACGTTCACAACAAAAGGCGACAAATTCACACGCAACTCTTGCAAAACCGAACTGAAACGCATATATTTCATGTAAATCTGATATCGTCGCCATAGCTTTGATTGTCGACACAAAGAATTCAAGCCCGAGGTTAACGCCTTGGGCTTTTTTATTTGCGGTACGCCGCACACAGAACCCACTACCTGGGACCCTTCGGCCAGAGAGCCGGCATTGCCTTACCCTCACATTGCCAGCCTGTCGCTGGCTTTTTTATTTTCAGGCTCCGGGAACCATCATCGACACGCCTACTTGTTAAATCGTCCCGAGGGCCTGACCCTTTTCAAACACACACAGCACCCGCTAACTACGCGAGGTGAGAGCATGTATCGCATGGAAAAAATAACCACTGGTGCTGCCTATGGCGCTTCAGCCGGGAGCATCCTAAACGGCATGCTTAATGCCTACAGCCCCGAGCAGTGGAACGCTATCGGCGTGCTGGTGGGTATCATCATTGCCGTACTGACGTATCTGACAAATCTCTATTTCAAGATCCGCGAAGATAACCGTCGCAGCAGGAGCCGAGATGAACCCAACGTTGAGGAATAAGCTGGTGGGTGCCATCGTTGGCGGATCCGGAGCAATTACCATTGCTGCAGTAATGCTTGGCAATGCAGATGGACTGGAGGGGCGGCGCTATTACGCCTATCAGGATGTGGTCGGCGTCTGGACTGTTTGCGATGGGCACACCGGTACCGACATTCGCCGCGGTCACCGCTACACAGACAAAGAGTGCGACAACCTGCTGAAGGCTGATCTGCGAAAGGTAGCAAACGCCATCGACCCGCTTATCAAGGTTCGCATCCCTGAGCCTACCCGCGCCGCTCTGTACTCCTTCACCTATAACGTTGGCGCTGGTGCTTTTGCCAGCTCAACGCTACTGAAGAAGCTTAACTCCGGTGATGTACCAGGTGCATGCAAAGAACTGCAGCGCTGGACGTATGCCGGTGGCAAGCAGTGGAAGGGGCTTATTACTCGACGCGAGATTGAGCGTGAAGTATGCGAATGGAGCCAAAAATGAGAGTGGCATTACTGGTAGCAGTATTCATGCTTACGGCATGTGATCGTGGCCCTGAGCCAGCAAAATCAACAATGGCTGCTTCCTCTCAACTGTCCTCTGACGCAGACCGCATTAAGGTTACCAAAATGTCAGAGTTCAGGGATACCCTGGCTTACGATAACTGGCGTGGCGTATACCTCATTCAGGATCAGCAAACCGGGAAGGAATACATCGGCATAAGCGGTATCGGCATTTCTGAAGTAGGTTCGCATACGCAAATGGTAGGCAAAGTTCAGCAATCCGTAAGGGATGAGCGATGAGCAGATTAACCGCAATCATCTGCGCTGTCGTTATCTGCCTGCTGGTTTTCATGGCCTGGGCGATTAACCACTACCGAGACAACGCCATCGCTTATAAAGACCAGCGCGATAAAGCCACTGAGAAACTCAGCCTGGCTAATGCCACCATCAAAGACATGCAGACCCGCCAGCGTGATGCCGCTGCACTGGATGCCAAATACACTGGAGAACTAGCTGATGCGAAAGAAACCATTGAGCGTCTGCATAGCGATGTCATTGCTGGCCGTAAGCGGCTGCAGCTCAACGCAAACTGTCCCGCGAATGGAGCGACCGGCACCGGCGGCCTGGGCGATGCTTCCGGCCCCCGACTTACTGACTCCGCTGAACGGGATTATTTCACCCTCAGAGAGCGAATCGTCACAGTGACGAAGCAGGTCGGCTATCTGCAGGACTACGTCAAAGATCAGTGTTTGAAATAAAAATATTTTCGAGTGTTCATGTCTATCCATGGCTATTCAAACGTACTCATTGCTATTAGTTGGCTAGCTATATCTAATTGAAATTTAATGATTTACTCAAGCCTCGCATCCGTGAGGCTTTTTATTTTGCGGTGACACCCCGCACTAAGAACTGCCGACCGAATCGGTAGAGCATATGCCTGCGATAAATGCCAGATCCTGATTGGTTATCGCATGTTCGATGCAAATAAAACACACCGAACCCTAACCTGTGAAATGAGCCTTTGGAGACGTCAGTTTAATGCTGGCGAGCTTTCGGTGGGCTGGCGTTTCAATTCGGCAAAGGTTCATCTCAAAGAGTAGGTAAACGCTATGACATATCCAACTGTGATCGTGAATGGTGTCTCTGTCCGTGTGGACGAGAAGGGGCGATATAGCCTGAATGACCTTCATGCCGCCGCTGTCCTGAAAGGCGAGGCTACTGAGTCACAAAAGCCTGGCAAGTTCATTCGTAGTGCATCAGTAAAGCGTTTCGTTCAGGCGCTGGTAGGCAAAGGACAAAAATGTCCTATGGATGATAACCAGGCACTTAGAGTAATTCGCGGTGGTGATGAGCCTGGCGTATGGGCTGCAGAGCTACTCGCTATTCGATATGCCGCCTGGATTAAGCCGGAGTTTGAAATCCGCGTTTATGAAACATTCCGCGAGGCTGTGCTCAACGGTCTTAGCAATATGAACCGACTTAACAGACTTGACCTGCTGATCGCCAATGAGGCCAAAGAGGTCAGCGCATGTGCCCGGGCAATGAATAAGTGGGGAGTCGGTGGTCGTAAGAAGCTTCTGAATTGCGCTCGTGAGCGGATCGTCAGCCAGATGGACCCTGACATGATCACGCTGATGGAAGCGAAAGCAGGGTAGCCAACGCAGAATTGCGTCGGCAAATGGCGGCATTACAGGAGCCCTTCACTGAGGGGCTTCGATAATGATCTGTGTAACCCCGCAAGGATGGTGATCACATCTTGCTGACGGGTAAGCCGTAAGTGGCTAAGCACTTCTGAGAAGCAGGGCAACAGCTGCGACAAGGCAAAGAGGTAATCATGTCAGACATCTACCAAATCACCCTAACCACCCAAACAGGCGAAACCTTCACGGGCAAGATGTCACGACGTCAGCCTGAGTTGGTTAACGGCTTTGTGCCGCTGGCGACCGAAACGGGGCAGTGGCTGTATTTCGCTCCTGCCGATGTAAAGCGCGTGGAGTTCACGCCAGTACCGGCAGAGCAGACCGAACAGCCAGCAGAACAAACGACGGAGTAACCCATGGCTAACGATGACGAGCGCAGGCCTTATCCGCCAGTTAACTTCATCGACTCCGAGAACTGGCAGCCATACACCCGGCTCATTCCCGCCAATGAAGTGCATGAGTGGGTAAACCGCCAAATCTTCAGTGATACCGGAAGCATCCACAACCCTGACCATGAGCACCTGCTTGAGGCTGATCTTTGCTTCATGTGGGCGTCTGACTCGTTCGCGAAGAAAGGGCGCTTAGTCCTCGGTCAGGCCGAGCAGGTGATGCTCCGTGCCGGTGGTTGGCAGAAAGCCAGAATGGAACAGCAGATGCATGAATGGTTCGGGCGCATCCCAAAGTTCATCATCACCCTAGCAGCCGATTACTGCTCACAATGCAGCGACCTTGAGTTCTGCGCACTGGTAGAGCATGAGCTTTACCACATCGGCCAGGCCACCGATGATTTCGGCGCGCCTAAGTTCAACAAAGAGACCGGGCAGCCAGTGCTCACACTGCGCGGCCACGATGTCGAAGAATTCACTGGTGTCGTACGTCGATACGGTGCCAGCAAAGAAGTACAGGAGCTCGTTGATGCGGCCAATACGCCAGCAGAAGTGGCTCACATCGATATAGCCAGGTCATGCGGGACGTGCATGCTAAAGCTGGCCTAACAATATGACTGATTATGACAGGCAGGTAATCCATGGCGACACTGAAAGGTGAGGTCAAAGCCTTCATCGTTCAGTCCCTTGCCTGCTTCGATACTCCATCCCAGGTGGTGGAGCTGGTCAAAAAAGAATTTGGCCTGAGCATCACCCGTCAGCAGGTCGAATCTCACGACCCGACGAAAGCAAACGGCAGGGGGCTGGCGCAGAAATGGGTTGAGCTATTTCACGAAACCCGTAAGCGCTTCCAGACCGAATTAAGCGACATTCCGATCGCCAACAAAGCATATCGTCTCCGTGCGCTTGACCGGATGATGACCAAGGCCGAGAGCATGCGAAATATGGCGCTGGCAGCCTCATTGATGGAGCAGGCCGCCAAAGAGTGCGGGGATGCGTACACGAATAAACAGAAGGTTGAACACTCAGGCGGCCTTGCCGTGAGCTCAGTTGCATCTGTCATGGACGAGATAGGAGATGAAGACCTGTAAGGAGTGACTGTGTTAACTGAAAAGCAGAAAGCGCTCCTGAAAAACAGGTTATGGCGTCTCAACCACCTGTACAAAATCAAAGATAAAAACGGTAAGTGCGTAACGTTTAAGATGACTCCTGAACAGTTGGAGTATTTCGACGGGATGCACGACCGAAACGTGATACTCAAAGCACGTCAGCTCGGGTTTACCACCGAGGTGTGCATCATCCAGCTTGATCTGGCGATCTTCCACAAAAAAGAATGCGCGCTGATCGCTCACTCACTCCCGGATGCAGAAAGGCTATTCCGAAACAAGACGCAGTTTGCCTATCAGCGAATGCCGGACGATATCAAGCTGGCCAACCCTCTCGTCAAAGAGACGACCAGCGAGTACGTCTTCGCGAAAGGCGGTAGTGTAACGGTGTCAACATCCTTCCGTGGTGGCACGCTGTACAGCCTGCACGTATCAGAGTTCGGGAAGATATGCGCCAAGTATCCAGAGAAGGCCAAGGAGATTGTTACCGGTGCCTTCGAAGCTGTGCCACTTGGTGGCGTAATTACGCTTGAGAGTACTGCGGAGGGTCGGGCTGGGTATTTTTATGACTACTGCACCGAGGCTGAGAAGTCCATGCTGCAGGGTAAGGAGCTATCCAACCTCGACTGGAAGTTTTTCTTTTTCTCCTGGTGGAAGAACCCGCAGTACGCGATCGACCCGGTTGAACCTCTGCCGGCGCGACTGCTTGAGTACTTCGCTGAGATGGAGGCGAAGCACGGTGTAGTCGTCAACGATCGCCAGAAAGCCTGGTATTACGCCAAAGAGAAAACGCTCGGCGATGACATGAAGCGCGAGTACCCGACCATTCCGGCCGAGGCGTTCCAGCAGTCGGTCGAGGGTGCGTACTACGCCAAGCAGTTCCGTTGGCTCTACACCAACAAGCGGATCGGCCAAATCCCGGATAACTCGCACCTCCCGGTGCACACGTTCTGGGATATCGGTGTGGGTGACTCCACGGCGATCTGGTTCGTTCGCGAGGTCGGCGAAGAGTTCCACATCATCGACTACTACGAAAACTCCGGCGAGGGGCTGAGGCACTACATGAAGGTGCTGAAAGACCGCGGCTATGAGTACGGCGAGCACTGGGGCCCGCACGACATTGAGAACCGTGAATTCGGCGCTGATGCCAAATCGCGTAAAGAACTCGCGCAGGAAGGCTATGAAATTGACGGCCAGGTTTACTCGATGACGTTCAATGTTGTTCCGAAAACGGGTGTCGATACCGGCATTGAATCTGTGCGTGAAATTCTCCCGTCCTGCGTCTTCGATGAGGAGAAATGTGCCGAGGGCATATCTCACCTCGAAGGCTACCGCAAGGAGTGGGACGACAAGCGCGGTTGTTGGAAAGACAAACCGCTTCATGACTTCACATCACACGGTGCTGACAGCTTCCGTTACTTTGCAGTAGCGAAGAACAACCACAAGCAGGTCGGCGCAGTATTCTTCTAAGGAGCTCATCAGTGAGTGAACAACAAGGCGAGGTTACATTCCTCGTTAATGCCCTTGCTGATGCTATCGGGCGGCAGCGCATGCTGTACGCAGGCCAGCCGGGAAATACCAAACGCACGAAGTTGTGGGATGAGTTCGGCTATCCAAACAGTCTTGAGTTCGACCGCTACTATCGGGCCTACGAGCGCAACGCGGTGGCGTTTGCCGCAGTCCATAAGCTTCTTGATTCGTGCTGGGTTGATAACCCGACGATCATCGATGGCGACGACGGCAAGGAGTCAACCGAGACAACGGGCTGGGAGAAGTCAGCCACTAAGCTGCTGAGGAAACACTGGCCGAAAATTAAGGATGCGGATCGCCGCAATCTCGTTGGCCGATACTCGGCTTTGCTCATTCAGTTTCGGGACGGAAGAGAGTGGAGTGAACCTGTAGACAGGTCGGTGGTGGCGCGGCTGAAAGATAAAGCCATCGTTAAGCTGATTCCCGCGTGGGAATCGCAGATCAAGCCAGGCAACTTCGATACCGACACGCTTTCAGAAACGTACGGCCAGCCAGTTTCGTACAACTTCAACGAGCAGCCAGTTGGTGATGATGGCACGTATGGCTCGGTGCGCGGCGTTACCGTACACCCCGAGCGAATCATCATTCTCTGCGAAGGCTCTGAAGACGAGAACATGCTCTCTGGCGTGCCTTTCCTGCGTGCGGGCTACAACAAACTGCTCGACCTTGAAAAGGTATCTGGCGGTAGTGCCGAGGGGTTCCTGAAGAATGCCAGTCGCCAGCTCGGGATTGCGTTCGACAAAGAAACCAACATTGCGAACCTGTCAAAGCAAGCCACAGAATCTGGCTACAAAGACCTGGGCGAGGCGCTTAACGACAAAGTCGCCAAGATGAACCGTGGCACTGATGCGGCCCTGGTAATGCAGGCCGGTACGCCTTCGGTACTCTCCGTTGCAGCTGCAGATCCATCTCCTACATGGACAGTAGCCGCCAACGAGTTTGCATCTTCGATTCAATGCCCGTTCACTATTCTGTTCGGTCAGCAGACCGGGCGACTTGCCTCCGATGAGGACAAGACAGACTGGGCGAAGCGCTGCAACGGTCGCCGCTGGGGATTCCAGTCGATGGTCGTCGAGAGCGTCCTTGAGCGCTTCTGGACGGTTGGTGTCATTGACCCGCCATCATCCGGAGAGGTCACGCTGGCATGGTCTGATCTGCTCGCGCCGAGCGAAAAAGAGAAGATTGCCAACATGCAGGCAATGGCCGTCGTGGCGAAAGACACACAGCAGGCATACGGCACTCCGGCGGTGGATGAAAACGAAATCCGCGCAGTCGGTGAGCTGGAGCCTCGCAAGGTCGTGTCGCCACCTAACCCTGATGTAAAGCAAACCGATAAGGATCCGCTGACAGATGATGATGACAGCGCAAACCAGAATCGGGACGCCAATCGTACCTCGCAATAAAGCTGACCCGACGCAATCATCGCGGCAGGTCAGTCGGATGTTCAACGTTATCGAAGATCGGTATCTGAACATTAAGCGCAGGCTGAAAGCACTCTTTGACCAAAGGCTGACAGGACAACAGCGAGAGGCGAACGCACGGCGGTCATGGATGATGTGCAACAACGAAGGTGCAGAGCCTTCGCTGTATCAGGTCAATGCCGGTAAGTTCATCTATGACATGACAGCTGCTGAACTGGCCGACCTGCTGCAGGTTGTGCAGTCGATTCTGGAAGATGAGCTTCTTGATGGTGGTAGTCAGAACCTCTGGGCAATGGATTACGTCATTGCGGAGTATGATCGCGGCACGCTAAGCGCCTTCACCAACCTGTCGGTGCAATCGCAGGTTTACGCCGGCCAGACGACGTTACAGCAGCTTTTAAGCAGCCCCGGTTATCTTAATCAGATATCGGCGGCCAGGCTGACAACGTTCAGTGACTGGAAGGTCATCAGCGACACCGCCAGAGGAGATCTGACCAACATCATCACTGATGCGGTAGCGCGCGGGGTGAATCCTCGCGAGACGGCCAGCGTCATCAGCAAGCGCCTCGATGTGTCGATGTCGAAGGCAAAGAACATCGCTCAGACTGAGCAGGTCGGCGCACTGCGGCAGGCACAATGGAATGAAACGGACTGGGCCGCTGACCGGCTGGGGCTGAATACCGGATTGCTGTGGCTGTCAGCGCTCAAGCCAACTACGCGAACCTGGCATGCCAGCCGTCACGGTAAGGTCTACACCACGGAAGAGGTGCGAGACTTCTACGCCGAGAACGGCAACCGGTACAACTGCTACTGCAGCCAGATTCCAGTGCTGCTCAACGACGACGGCAGCATCTTCAACGAAGGGCTGGCTGATAAGCTGAAGAAAGAGAGGAAAGCTTGGAAATCCGAGTCGGAGTGATATCATCATGTAAATGATAAAGTTGCTTAAAGGTGAGCAATGAGCAGTGTAACTCCGGCAGAAGTCGGTTCATTCTTTTTATCTCTGGTTGTTCCAATCACCACTGGGGTTGTGGCAGCAGGATTTACTGCATTTTTCGCTCTGAATCGATTTTACAAAGAAAAATGGTGGGAGAAGAAACATGCTGCGTACAATCAATTAATTGATAAATTATTTGAAATCAAAGCAATTTATTCCCACGCCTCAGATTTTTACGAGGCTGAATACAATGCTGGTATGTATGATAGGCCGCCGCCGAAAGGGTCTGTTGATTGGAATACATTCCATCAAATAAAAGCGCAACTCCATCGGTTTTATGTGCTCGCACCAATCTCTCTAAGCAATAATACAAGGGATTTGCTCAATAATTTCTTCAAGCAGGACGCTGATTCCGATCATAGTGTTTACGAAGAGGGTTACCCAGATTTTGTGGCATACAATGATATGACGATTGCGACCCAGCAACTTATTGATGCCATTGTCTTGGACGCTGAAAAAGAACTTAAATTTAAATAACCTCAGAACCCCTGAAGGTCGCTACGGCGGCCTTTTTTATTGCCAGATATCCAATAACGAGGACCCAGCATGAAACGCAACCGCGTTAACGTGCTGACCGTCGTCAACTCCGCTTCAAACATCACCACTGAAACCATCGACGGAAAGCCACACATCGTGGTTCGCGGCATCACGCCTGTCGTGGACGATATCGTGATGAACCGGAAGTTGTACCCGGCAGCAGAAATCGAAAAGGCCTACAACACGCTCGAGCGTAACCCGATGCCGCTGGGCCACCCGAAAGTGGACGGCAAGCATGTATCGGCGCGCGATGTCCGGGCGGTGAACGAGTATCACGTCGGGGCCTGGCTACAGAACGTCAGCCACAAAGACGGGAAGGTGATGGGCGACATGTACGTTAACCGCCAGTACGCCGAGTCGAGCGACAAGGGCAAGCGCCTGATCAACCGCCTGGATGAGATGCTGGCCGGCACCAACTCTGACCCGATTCACATCTCCACAGGACTGCTCTATTCCGGTATCGCCGCCAACGGCGAATCGAAGGGCAAGAAGTACAACGAGATCGCCACCAACATGATGTTTGACCATGTGGCGGTGCTGCTCGATGAGCCTGGCGCCGGTACGCCGGAAGAGGGCGTGGGCATTTTCGTTAACTCAGAAGGTGATGAGCAGCAGATTGAAGTTGCCCGCCTGGCTGATGGCATCGACTGCACCCGAGACGGCCTGCTCAACAAGACAAAATTTTTCTTCACCAACGCCTCTAACTTCTCATTCGACGATATCTCCCGCGCTATCAGCGACAAGCTGCGCGAGGGTGATACCGAAGATAAGTGGCTTTGGCCTGAAACGGTGTGGCCGGACAGCTTTATCTACCGCAATGACACCAAATACCTGAAGCAAAAGTACCTCATCGATGACGACGGCAAGGCCGTGTTCGTCGGCGAACCTGTAGAAGTCGTGCGCAAACCCACTGAGTACGAGATTAAAACCAACGGAGAGAACGATCCGATGAAAGAACTGATTATCAATGCGCTGCAAGCCGCTGGTAAGCCGACTGAAGGCAAGTCCGACGCCGAGCTGATGGACGCATACAACCAGATGAAGGCCGAAGAAGCCACCGCCAAGAAAAAAGGCGATGAAGAAATCGACCCGGAAACCGGTAAGCCCAAGAAAAAAGAGCAGGCCACCAATAACGAAGAGATGCCAGCGTGGGCGAAAACACTCGCCGATCGCGTGGACGTCGTTTTCAACAGCCTGAACGCGAACGCCGACAAAGAGAAAGGCGAAAAGCGCGCGGCTGTGAAGTTGGCGATGAACATGAGCGATGAAGAAGTCGCAGATCTGGACGGCAAGGCACTCGACGTCATGTATGCCAAGTGCCAGACCTCCTTCGGCCTGAACGGTGCGTTCCGCCAGGCTACTAACACCCAATCAGTCAGCGAAATGCCGGAGTAAAAAATGGCTAAAGACGGAAAGCATATTATCCACGCCGGCGGCGTGTTCCCTAATCCGCTGCTTAACCGCGAAGGCGGGGCGGCTGCATCGACTCTGCCTGGTACTGTTGGCTTCTTCAGTACTGCTGACAAGTTCACGGCCTCTGTGGTCGGGGCAGAATCCGCCATCAAGTATGTGGCAAACAAAGACTACCTGCGCTGCCTGAGTGTTGATGACGCAATCCCAGCCAATGAATTGGTTGTTGGTATTCATCCGCTGCCTGGCATGTTCCTAAATGTGCGAGCAGCAGCGGGCACTTACACCAAAGGCCAGCCGGTTGCAGTAGCCAACGGTCAGATCACTGCGGTTGTAGATGATGCCGCCGTATTCGCTTATGTCGAAGAAGATAAAGCAGTCACTGCGGTGGCGGGCGATCTGATTCGCGTTGTGTTCAAATAAGGAGCACTGAATGTTTGTATTCTCCAAGTCTATCGGCGAGAAGACCGGTAACCTCGCGGTAAACCAGGCGCAATGGCGCGCTCTCGAACTTGAGCGAAACGCCAGTGCTCAGGCAGCAGCTGATTTTCTGGCGCGCACTCAGTTCCGTGGCGATGCAGAAAACGCTCCTTATCTTGATGCGGTGAACGCAGTTGACGATATTCGTCGCCTGTATCGCGCTTTCGACACAACTGTTCTTCAGCAGTTCGAGCCGAATACCGAGTTCACTCTGCTGAACGATCTAATGCCGCTTTCTCGCTCCGTTCGAATCGAACAGTCTCGTTACGACTACGCTCGTACCGGTGGACGCGGCTGGGCTCACACTTCCATGTCCGGACAGGTCGGCGCGGCACTCGATGCTCGTAGCTATTCCTTCGATGGCACCATGGTGCCTATCCACGACTCGGGCTTTAAGTTCGAATGGCGTGATCCAATCTTCAACAGCCCGCAGGCATTGCAGTCGCAGGCTGATGCGCAGCGTGGTTCGGTTGAAGACGTTCAGCGTCGTTACGTTGACTACATCTTCAACGGCTTCCGCGATAAGGCTGGCAACTTCGCAGTATTCGACGGCCTGACCTGGAAAGGGCTGCGTGACGATGAGCGTGTAGCGCAGATCGACCTTGGCGCTTCCGGCCTTAACATCGACTTCACCTCTGGTACCGCAACGTCTCAGGCTATCCGCGCCGGGGCAATCGCACTGCGTGATCAGATGCGTCGCGTAAACAACCAGTATGCAGAGCAAACCTGGTACGTATCCGGAGAAATCATCTCCAACCTGGAGCGCTATTTCTCCGACAACTTCCAGTCCGGAACGATCATGGATGAAATCCTGAAGCTGACCGGTGTTGCGGCGATTAAAGAAGACAGCCAGCTGTCAGGTAACGAAATCGTCATCGTGCCACTGGGCGCTGGCGTTATCGCTCCGATCGTCGGCCAGGCTATCGGTACCGTTGCCTCCCCCCGACCGGAGTACAACAGCGACTACATCTGGCGCACCTGGGGTGCAATGGGGCTGATGGTCAAGCAGGACATCAACAACAAATACTCCGTCATTCACGCATCAAGCTAAGGATAAATCATGGCACTGGTAGAAATCGTGGCAAGTAACCTGCACGCCGGTGCCAATCTCCGCAAACTGGAGGTTGGTTCGGTGGTGGATGTTGACGACGCAACGGCTGAGCGCTGGATCAGCGCTGGCAAGGCGAAGGAAACCGACAAGAAGAAAGGCGAGAAGCTTACCTTCGAAGTGGCTACTCCTTCAGCTCCTGCGACAGATCTGACGGCCCTTCAAAAGCAACTCGCCGACGCACTGGAGCAGAACCAAAAGCTAATCGCCGATGGTGAAGCTAAAGACAAGGCTCATGCTGACGCACTGGCAGCAGAAACAAAACGCGCCGACGATGCCGAAGCAGCACTGGCGGAAGCAATCAAGAAGGCGAAATAACCATGGCTGACCCAATCACAGCGGCAGACGTGCAGGCGTTCCTCGGTGAATTGGGTTACTCAGGAGGGTATAAAACATGGCTGTAGTGCAGATAACGGCGGCGCAGGTTAAACAGCAGTTGTCTGCGCTTGGCTATACCACCGTTCCTGACTTCATGATCGACGCCTACCTGTGCAAGCTGGCGAAGATAGAACCCTGCCTGATTGCCGCCGGTTACGACGATTGCGATCTGATGCTCATCCAAGTGTACGCAGTCACCTTGATGGCTCTGACGGCGTACACGCAGCGGATTAAGTCGCAGGGCGCTCCGTCCGGTGCCTCTCGCTCGTTTGACTACGGCGAGAGCGTGCTCAACATGCGTGACGCGCTGCTGGCGCTGGATACGTCTGGCTGTACATCAGGATTACCCATTGATGTCGGTCAGAAAGTAGGGTTGTTTCTCGTTGTTGGTGGGTGTTAGTGCTGATAAAATATCCACGCGGCTAGGCTGATCACCGAAAGCAGAGATCGTAAACTCTGTTGCCGCAACCTCAATCTACGCGACCTTGCTACGAGGGTTACATGGATATCTGCACAGAAAAAAATCTTCCTGTGGACTACCTGCGAAAGCTGCTTGATTACGATGCACTTACTGGCGTTGTTAAATGGAAGCCCCGCGCTTTAGAGCATTTCAAAAGCGAGCGAGATTCTAAAATTTGGAACACTCGCTATGCTGGCACTGTTGTAGGGGTTCAGAATCGCAGGGGATACCTGGTATTCAAGCTTAATAAGCGATGCTACAGGCTTCATCGTGTTGTCTGGGCGATTCACTACAATGAGCACCCAGAAATCTTTATCGACCACATTAACGGTGATAAGCGGGATAACAGGATATCCAATCTGCGTCTCGTCGATGCTGAGGGTAATGCCAGAAATCGTAAAACTCCTTCGTCAAATTCATCTGGGATTATCGGCGTTAGGTGGGATAAGCGATATGGAACCTGGAAAAGCACCATTGGCGATGAAGGAGAGGATGTGTCTCTTGGCTCATTCGATAACCTGCTTGATGCCGCTGCGGCAAGAAAATCAGCAGAGGTGAGGTTCGGTTATCACCGAAACCATGGCAGATAACAAGACTTCAAACGACCAACCGCCTCCGGGCGGTTTTTTATTGGGCGCAATTCATGAACTGGAAATCTGTTAAGCACGGACTCCCGCGCTCATTCACCCGAGTATGGGTGATGACCGACACCGGGCGGGAGACTACCGGCTACGTGAAATCAAACGGCGAGTGGCATATCAATTGTGAGCGCATCCGGGCGACTGGCGCGAAGGTGCTGCGCTGGAAGGAGGGCTGATGTCGTCTACTGCTTCATGGTCATACAACAAGCCGTGCACGATATGGCGTAAAGGCGCGGGCGGTAATGACGAGTGGGGCGATCCTGTCGACCCATACGAACCGCCTGAAACCATCATGTGCGACTACATCGGCGGCCTGTCTGCAAAGCTCGGCTCCATCGGTAAAGAGGTTGTCGTTAAGAACACCTTTTTCACGGCATACGCACTGGCCGATGAGGGCGACTACATCATGATTGGTGTGAGCGCTGAGCCGGATCCGGTCGTAGCAGGTGCTGATGAGGTCCGTCACGTGACGCGCTGGAACGACACTCTCGACGGTCTGGCAGATGACTGGGCGATAATTACGGGAGTGTAGCCATGGGCATCAAAGTGCGCGGCGTTAAGCAGTCGAAAGCCGGGCTAAATCGCATCATTAACGACGTGAAAGGGCGAAAGGTTGTCAGGGCGCTACAGTCAGCAATGATAATCGGCAGCTCACAGGCTGCGTTGTACACCCCGATCGACACCTCAACGCTGCTTAATAGCCAGTATCGGGAGTTAATAAACAACGGCGTTAGACTGACAGGGCGAGTGGGTTACACGGCGAACTACGCTGTTTTCGTACACGATCCGAACGTGCCGCAAACCTTCCGCCGCGCAACCGCGCAGAAAGAGTTCCTCACTAAAGGCTTTGAAGACACCCGCAGCCAGATTGATGCCGTAATGCGCAAGGAGCTTTCAGTATGACACCTGCCATGTATGAGCGCGTGCGTAACTACTTCGTTGATGCCGGGCTTACCACTGGCTTCATTGTTCAGTTGCTGGCATGGGACGACACAACGAAGTTAACCGACGCTTTCATCGTGTTCCGGCCTAACGGCGGTACCGACATCAGAAATGACCTCGGGTCTGACCACTACGTGCTGGTGGATATCATCTCCGCCAAGGATAAACGCCGAGCAGCCGCTGAAAAGGCTCAGGAAATCATCAATTATGTCGAACAGAACGACATTACCGACGAATGCCTTGGCCTTATTCAAAACCTCGGCAATATGCCTGCACCTATCCTGACCGAAGAGGGCCGCCTGGTCTTCCGACTCCAGTTCATGTGCGTTTACGGCGAATAACCCAATCACCAACCCATCAGGCTGCCATCCGGCGGCCTTTTTTATTTGAGAGGTACACATGCAAGGCTGTGCTAATGATTTTGGCAAGCTGATCGGGAAAGTAGCTGTGTTACGCATGGCCTTTGGCTGCCCCGATGCAGTGCCAGCGCCTTCCGAGTGGAAGCGTCTCGGCGCTATGACGACCAAGGGCATCGACTATTCGATGAACACCATCAACTCCGAGGCAGATGATGCTAAAGGGCTGGTGGAGAACCTGGTCAACAACATGGATCTGACGATCTCCGGCGAAGGGGAGTTTCGCAAGTCTGATAAAGATAACGAGATCGGCGCGTGGCGTCTGTCGAAGTACATCTTTGACGAAGTGCAGGCAGGCCGTCAGCCTAACCTGTGGGTGCGGTTCGACTTTGCTGGTGAGAACGCCGGTACTTATATCCAGGGCTACATGAACACCACTTCATGGTCTGGTGACTTCGGTACCAACGATATCTCCACTTTCTCCGGCGAGTGGAAGGTCTACGACGCCGACACTGTCGTGTTTGAAGTCGCTGATTCTATCGCGGCCACTGGCGTTGAAGTAACTCCTGCAACTGCTTCTCTGGTCGTTGGAGCAACCCAGCAACTCAGCGGCGCGGTTCAGCCAACCGATGCGACTAATAAAGCGATCACCTGGACGACTTCGGCGCCATCCATCGCCACCGTCAGTTCAACCGGCCTGGTGACAGCAGTTGCTGAGGGCACCGCGACTATTACGGCCACCACTGCTGACGGTGATTTCACCGACACCTGTGCTGTGACCGTGACTGCCGCACCGTAATCACTACAAAGGGCGGCTTGCTGCCCTTGATAATGGTTATGGAGAACGATATGACCCCTTTGAAAGAAATTGGCGAGTGCCTGATTGGTGCTGGCGGCCGTGAATACTTCTTCCGCCCATCGTTCCGTAACATGACTCGGATCGGCGAGCCAGAGCATATCGTCCGCACCTTCTATTCGCTGTTCAATGACGATGTGGCAAAGATGCTTGAAGCGGCGAGAGAGATTCACAGTGCGATACCAGAGCATCAGCGCAGATTTTACGCTCATTACTTCGGCGATGTTTCCCTGCCTCGGTGGGCACTTGATGCAGCTGGCTCTGCCGCGTTTGTGCGTGAGGCGCTTCTCTCGGCCATTAATGTCATCCAATCCTGCTGTGACGAGGACGTTTCAGAGCTGACAGGCTGGCATGAGCCATCACGCACTGGACGGCGAACGTTTGTATGGCGCCGTGGCGCGCTGCCGCCGGAGAACCTTATTCTGATAGCTCAGTCGCTGATCATGCATGGCGTTATCGGACGGGCCAAGGTTCGTAAATTGCAGAAGCACGAAAGCAAGGAAACGACGCCGGAGTTTCACGCTACTGAATACATCATGGCGGCGAGAAACCATTTCGGGATCAGCAGGGAAGAGGCTGAAAACCTTACCATGACCGAATTCGCCATGATGCTTAACGCCAAATACCCTGACCAGAAAGGCTTCACCAGGGAAGAGTACGACGCTGTTATGGATGATGACGATCGCCGGTGGCAGGAAATGATTGAGCGCGAAAAGTCCTCAAAAAGAAAAAGTTAACCCGCTTCGGCGGGTTTTTTATTGCCGGAGCTAATGATGGCTGAAAAAGCGGGTGAGATTTATTACGACATTGAGGCCGATGTATCTGGCTTGCTCAAGGCGCAGCGCCAGGCTGATAAAGCTCTCGACAACATGGAGCAGAGCTTCAACAAAACGAATAAGGCGGCTGACGCACTTGATACTGGTCTTTCAAGGCTCTCATCTGCCATCAAAGGCGTAATTGCTGCATCGGCGCTGCGTGAAATGGCTGGCCTGGTGCAGAAGTATCAGGAAATGGCCGAGCGCGTGCAAATGGCGACGTCCAGCCAGGCCGAATTCGAAATGGTGCAGCAGCGCCTGCTTACGACTGCAAACGGCACATATCGTTCTTTGCAGGAGGCGCAGGAGCTTTACATCCGCACGGCTGACAGCCTACGGAGCATGCAGTACACGACAAACCAGGCTATCGATGTGCAGGACTCAATGTCCTATGCGTTCGTGAAAAATGCCACCTCTGCTGATCGCGCAAACAACGCAATTGATGCCTTCTCCAAGTCCATCAATACCGGCAAGGTGGCGGCGGATCAGTGGGAAACCATTACCTCAGCAATTCCATCCGTCATTAACGATATTGCGGCCGCCAGTAAAATGACCGGCGCGCAGATTCGCGAATTGGGTGCTGCCGGAAAGTTAACCGCCAAACAACTCACAGAGGGTTTGCGCCAGTCACTTGAGGCGAACACGGCTGCCGCCGCTGGCATGTCGAATAACCTGGTCGATGCGAGTGTTCGAATCAAAACGGCAATCACCGCCATTCTGGTCGCTTTCGAAGGTGAAACCGGAGTTATTCAGGGATTCACCAACGGTCTGATCGCATCAGCTGATGCGATGCTTAAATTCAGTCAGAACTCTGACTCAATGAAAGGCTTTATTGACGCAAGCACGACTGCCGCTCTGGTTCTGGCTGGAGTTATTGGCTCCCGATATGTCGGCGCTCTTGTCCAGAGCACCGCAGCAAAAGTGCAAAGCATCACGGCGACACGCCAGCAAATACTGGCTGATGCTCAGGCTGCACAGGCAGCATTGTTTTCAGCAACGTCCACTCAGCGCAAAGCCGTAGCCGATAAAGAGGCGGCTCTTTCTTCGCTGGCGCTGGCGCAGGCTGAATATAATGTCGCTAAAGGTAGTGCAGCCGAGATGCTGGCGATGGATGCGCTGGTGTCAGCTAAAACGCGGGCCACAACAGCGTCGCTATCTCTTGCAGAAGCGGAGATTGCACAGGCGGCAGCGCAGACACGCGCGGCGGCGGCGGCAAGATCTGCATCAATTGGCATTGGACTTGCCCGAGGCGCGCTGTCACTCATCGGCGGCCCGGCTGGCGCGGCAATGTTGGCGGCATCGGCCATATTCTATTTCTGGCAGAAATCGCAACAGGCGAAGCAGGAAGCAATCGCGTTTGCCGATGGTCTGGACAAACTTAATGGCTCCATGAAGGTCATGAGCAACACTGCACTGCGCGGTTCTATTGCTGATGCTAACGTGGCTATCAAAGGTCAGCAGGATGCACTTTCAGATCTGAGTAGTGAAATCGAAGACCTGACCGCAAAACGCGACGATTACATTCAGAAAGGTAAACAGTTCGGAACCACCATCGAACAGGGGAACGGGCTGCTGCAAATTGCCGCGCGCCTGACGGATGAGATCAACAAGAAACAGCGTGACCGTGCAAATCTGGAAGATAAACTCGCCGATACCATTCGCACGCGCGACATTGCACAGAATACGCTCAATAACAACATGCTCACATCAATGGGTGTGCATGACAGCCTCATTGAAAAAGGCACTACTCTCGAAAGGGTACAGGGCGCGGTAGCAAAAGCGTTTGGTAATACCGCGAATGAAATCAACCGGGCCAATCAGGCCGGGCAAAACTTCAATCCGAAAGCACTTGAGATATCTCCTCCGACGGATGCTGGCGACAAAATAATTCTGAACCTTGAAGAACAGAATGAGCTTCTGAAGATTCAGGATGAGCGGCAGCGCGCCGTTGCAAAAGCGGGGATGGAAGCAGCCAAGGCGACCAACAACGTTAACCAGATCGCAGCCGCCAAACGACTGGCCGGTGAAAACTATGATCTTCAGAAAGCGGAAGAGGCGCGTAAGAAAGCTGCATCTGAAGCAGAATCACAGGGCAAGAGATCTGCAACACAAGCTGATTCCATTGCTCAGAAGCTGGCTAACCTGAAGCAGCAGTCAGAACTCGCTGCCGATTCAACGGAGGAGCTAAGCAGAGAGCAGGCCATATTACGTGCTCAGCAGTCACTGGGGAATTCTGCAACCCAGGAGCAAATCAAAAAGGCCGGTGAATATGCAGCAAAAGCATGGGATGCATCAGCGGCAGCCAAAGGGGTTACGGAAGCACTCAAGGCTATGCCTTTGCAGGCGGAAAATAAATCCTACGCCGAATCCATGCAAAATCTGAAGGCCGCACTGAACGCTGGGAAAATAGACCTCAAGGAGTATAACGCTGCCACGGAGAAAATGGCGCTCGAGCACCAGAATAACCTCGCCAAGATTAACGCCCAGGCCACAGTCAATCCGGTAGCTTCTGCCCGAGCCGAAGTTGACCCGGTACAACAACTGGTGAACGAAAATAACCAGAAGTTAGCCCTGATGCAGCAATATCAGCAGCAGGAACAGGCGATACTCCAGCAAAGTTACCAAAAAGGGAAAATAAATTACGATCAGTTCGTTGCTGCAAAGGCAGCTACCGATGCCCAGTACCTTGCCTTAAAGACTGCGCAGGAAAACCAGTTCAATGAGCAGATGACAGCCGCTCAGTGGCAATTGCTCAGCCAGCAAGGTCTTGGTTATGAAATGCTGACAAGCGCGGTGGATGCGTTTTCAGGCAATGCATCCAATGCGTTAACCGGGCTGATCACCGGAACGATGTCAGCGCAGGATGCTATGCGTTCTCTCGGAAATACGATGCTCAACAGCGTTGTTAACTCGCTTGTCCAGGTAGGCGTCGAGGCGCTTAAAAACTTCATCATTGGGCAGACCATGGGGGCGGCAGCAACGGCGGCAGGCGCATCGCAGGCAGCAATTCTCGCTTCTGCATGGGCTCCAGCGGCTGCCCTTGCAAGTCTGGCCTCCTTCGGTGCGAACTCAGTTCCAGCAATGTCAGGGATAGCTTCAACCGTAGGGTTGTCGAAGACGCTGGCTGTTGCTGGCGCAAGGAAGAATGGCGGCCCGGTATCTGCGGGTTCAATGTACCAGGTTGGCGAGGGCGGGATGCCGGAGATTTACCGGGCCAGCACCGGCAAGCAGTACATGATCCCCGGCGACAACGGTAGCGTCATCAGCAACAAGGATATGCAGGGTGGTGGCGGGTTTGTAGTCAACAACATCGTCCAAAACTACACGTCTGCCACCGTTGATCAGCAAAGCACGATGAATCAGGACGGCTCGCTAACGCTTACAACGGTTATCGCAGACCTCAATAACGGTGGCCCAATTAGCCAGGGTATAACCAGCAATTTCAATGTTAAGCGCACGCCGAGGGGTCAAAGTTAATGGCAATTATCGATTACCCCGGCTGGCTGCCGCTGGCGCAGAAGGCCAGCAAAAACATGACGCTCGATACCGGTTTCCAGACCGATCAACCAGCGGTCGGCCCGGCTATCTTCGAGAATCAAACCGACGACTTGAAAGTGACCTGGTCGCTGACGTGGATATTCACGCTGGCGCAGGAGCGCGCATTCCAGCAGTGGTTGCGCAGCCCGAACTATCTCAACCGGGGCCTTAACTGGTTCCGGATGAATATCAATCTTGGCGGCAGTGGCCTGCAATTGCAGGAGCTTCACTTCACGCAGATGCCAGTGCAAACAAGTATCGACGGCGGATTGGTGACCTGGACGGGGACAGTTATCGCGAACCACCTCTACAACGCTGACGACGAATTCGACGACGTAATTGTTGAGTTGCCGCCGCCATGGCCTTCAGTGCTTGATATCGTGGTGACTGGCTATCCGGACGGTCGCGACCCAGAATCGCTTCCGAGAGTGCCGTAATGCCTACATTCAGAGCTTATAAGCAGCAGCGCCCGACGCGCGGACTGTACGACACCATAACTTTCTACCATCCGTCTTTTGGCTATGTCCGCCTTGTCGATAAACAGTTCTTCCCGAAGACGCTCGCCGGCCAGTCGTACACGCCAGCGCGCTTTGAAATCGAAGAGAGCCAGCAGAGCGGAACGCCAGTGATTGACGCGACAGTGAAGTTAGGGCGGCTGTCGTCGGATATCAAAGCGCTTATGAAGCAGTGGAAGGGCGCGGCCCGGCTGACGGCCATCACGGCCACGCGGCAGATCTTCGACAGCGGCGATGTGTCGGTGCCGATTAAGTCGTGGCAACTTTACGTCAAGACGGTGGATATAGATGCCGACGCCGCATCGGTCACTCTGTCTGTCACCAATCCGCTCAACAACAACATCGGAAGGCTCTATGACCCAACGGAATACACTGGCCTTCAGTACCTCTGATTTTATTAGCAGGATGATCGGCGTGCCGTGGGCTAACCGGGCCTGCTCGTTCCAGAAAGTCGATTGCTGGGGGCTGGTGGTCCTGTATTACCGTCACGTCATCGGCATTGAGCTGCACCAGACACCGGACTACGAAGCCGGGGAGGACTTCTTCACCTGTTATCAGAGCGACGTCGTCTTCTGGCGCCAGGTCGATAAACCGGTCGAGGGCGGGATATTCGTCGGGTACCGCGGCACGCAACCGGCACACGTTGGCCTGGTACTGAACCGTCAGGCGCTGCACTCGCGTGGAGAGAACGGAAGCGTGCGCATGGACTCGTTGCTGGTCATTCAGCGGGCATTCACCAAAGTGGAGTTTTTTGAATATGGCGCTGGTTGAGATATCGAATTTTCCAGGAACGCCCAAGCTGCGTTGCAGGGTGCCAAACGGCACCCTTTTTTATGACTGGCTGGCGGCCAATGACGCTACCTTTCACCGCGATCTGCTGATCGTCCGCAACGGCGTAAAGCTGGGCGACGATGATGAGCTGGCGTTTGAGCTGGGCGAGTTTGATACGGTCCAGATATTTGACCAGCCTAAAAGCCTCGAATCCCTTCCGCTCATTAGTCCCCTGTTCAAGATAGTCGGGCAGGTTTTTTCGTTCCTGGCGCCGAAGCCGGCAATCGCGAACAACGGCGGTAATACCGTCGACTCACCGAACAATAGCCTGACCGGTCAGACAAACACGGCGCGCGTCTACAAAGCCAAGCCGGATATCTACGGCCAAATCCGTTCTTTCCCGGATCTGATTCAGGAATCGGTATTTGAATACGTTCACCAGACGTCTACAGACGGCGGGCTGAAGTACGTTACAGAGTGGATGTGCATCGGGATTGGCAAGTACGACTACGAGTCCGTGCGCTACTCAGAATCCAGTCTGGGCTCTCTGGCCGGCGCCGAGTTCCAGTTCTTCCAGCCAGGCGAAGTAATCCCGCAGATCGTCGAAGGTTACGGGTTCGATGACGTCGATGGGCAGGAGGTTCCTGGGCCGAACGAAGCCAGCGATTTCCCGATCGAAACAGCAACGGCAAACACGGTGGTCAGCGGAACGTATTCCGGCGGCCAGATAGCGATGAAAATCGTTAAGCAGGCTGAGTTCGATTACTTCATGGGGCTGGTGCTGCCGCACGCGGTGACCTTCACCATCAACGTGACGTACAGCACGGCCTCCGGAACCGTTACTACCGATGCTACATTCTCAGGCACGCTGATCTCCGCCGTTGAAACAAACGATGGCGCAGTGGTGAACCCGGTGCGCTGGTACACGTTCACGATGAACCAGCTGGAGGGTCCGCAGGACATCCCGGCGAATGCCACGATCAACACCACGAAGTTCATCCTCAACGATAACGAGGCGCTGGTGGTTGGGCCGTTCTTTTCCCCGGTCGAGTCAACGCAGCTGTGGCTGCATACTCAGTCCAGCCTCGGCGGGAAGAAAGAGACCAACTGGAAGGTTGTCATCTGGAAAATCGACGACGACTACAACCAGGTGCCGGGCACGCAGCAGACGTTTACGTACCGGCAGACGACGCCGCACCAGTCGACGAGTGAGGTGTTTTATCGCACTGATAAGATCACTCCGACCGGCGGCTTCGGGAAATACGCGGTCAGCTTCCAGCGCACGGATAACTCCGGTGACGCGTCACTGCTCAAGGTTGAAGAGATCCACAGCATCAACATCAGAGCAAACGTCGTTCATCCGACCGACACGCTGGTGCGCGTAAAAGTCCGGGCGACCGAGAATGCCCTGGGCAGCCGTGAGCGCAAATATAACGCGCTGGTGACGCGTCATACCATCACGTACGACCTCGACACACAGACGGTGGATTACACTCTGCGGCCGTCGCGCTCGTTCGCTGATGCGGTTGCGCACACCTGGCTCATCATGGGTGAGCAGCCGGTAAGCAGCATTGACCTGTATGGGCTGTACTCGATCGCCGAAAGCCTGCCGGATGAACGGCTGGGTTACTTCGACTACACGTTCGACGACGAGAACGACTCACTGGGAGACCGCGTGCAGGCGATCTGCAATGCTGCGTCGGTTGTGGCGTACTGGGACGATGGCGTGCTGACGTTTACCCGCGATCAGAAGGTTGACTACCCGGCGGCAGTATTCAACCGGGCCAACATGAAGACGGACGAGTACAAAATGACGTACGAGGCCACTCTCCCAGGCGGTTATGACGGCGTGCAGGTGTCATACGTCCACCCCACAACGAACAACAAGACGTACATCAACTACCGCGTGCTGAATGGCGCCATCGTCGAGCAGGAAGCGGAGAACCCAAACAAGCTGGAGATAGTCGGCTTCCGTAACGAGTATCAGGCCCGGGAGCGAGCTCTGCGCGAAACCAAACGCCTGATCTACTCGCGCGTGAAGATGAACGCCAAAGTTTTTGAGGACGGGATAATACAGGTCGGCAGCGTCATTCAGATGCCTGACATCTACGACAGCAACCAGCAGGGTGGTTACGTCACCGGCCGCTCCGGGAATGACTTCGATACCAGCGAGCCGATCACCTTCACCGGTTCGATGTATGTCCTTGTCACCGACAGCTTGGGTAACCCGACGCTGCGCTATCCGGCGACGGCCCGCAGCGATACAAAGTACGGCTTCACCGCAGCAATACCCAACATTCAGCTCAATATCTGGAACGGAGACACTGTGCAGCTCCCGTCACGCTATCTCATAGCGACCGTGGAGGAACTGGACAGTCAGCTATGGACGGTCAACAGCATCAAACCGAACACAGATAACACGGTATCTCTGACCGTCGCTGAGTATAGCGATCTGATTTACCAATAAGACCCATCCCGATCACCCCAACCCGGTCACTGCGCCGGGTTTTTTATGGAATTAATATGGCTACTCAACCAACTCAAAACGCTGTACCAAGCGAATCATATCGCGACCTGAAATTTAACGCAGGGAAAATTGACGAGTTTGTCACTTCACTGCAGCGTGAGTACGAAGACAGATTTGGCAAAAAACATTACACGATCGAGGGCTTGCGCTGGGTAGCTCAACAGGCTATTTCAACTTTTGGGTACATTACACTCGACAGCTTCGAAGATGGAAACAATCTCACTCTGCCTAACCAGGTTCTGCGCCTTGAAGCGACAGGCGAATACTACCGCTGGGATGGTGAATTTCCAAAAGACGTTCCTGCAGGTTCAACGCCAGATTCTACTGGTGGAGTAGGGATAGGAAAGTGGCTCAGTGTAGGAGATGCCACTCTGCGAAGTGATTTGGAGTCTGCTGCAGGTGCAGGGATGGTCGGCACCACGCTTGGAGGAACAGTACAGAAAAAACTTGAGGACGTCCTGAGTGCGCAATATCGCGAACGTAACATAAAGCTGCTTGCGCAGTTCCAATACAAATGTCGCACAAAGCAAAGCGTCAAGATCGTATGCCAGGGCGATTCTATTACAGCTGGCATGGACACAACTTCCACCGATGTCGTCCCACCAACGGGCGCTGATGCCATAGTAAACCCTACTATCACACATGCCACGATTGAATACCCTGCAAGGCTCGGCGTGTTTATGAATTACGTTTCAGGAATCCCTGTGACGGTAGTTAATCAGGGGGTGAGTGGCCATACAGCAAAAGAAGGTTATGAATACTGGACAACCAATCCTAACGCAGATGTTGTGTTCCTGATGTATGGCATAAATGATGCAGACCCCATCAATAGCACCCATGAAGAATACATGCAGTATATGGAGTTGCTTATTCGCCGTTACATTGACTGGGGATGTGGTGTTGTAATCATGGCTTGCGCATCGGGCGGCACCGGGAGAACTGACCCACTATTCCAGAAATTCGCTCAGCAGGCAAAGAGCATGGCTACGGTATTTGGCTGCGCTTACATGAATGCAAACGAAGTACTCTATTACATCCCGCAGGGTGCTGTAGAGGCTGACGGAACTCATCTTAACTCTGCTGGATATTCAAAGCTTGGCGAAGCGGTAGCCGGTTTTATTCTTGCTGGAGGTGTGCTTTCTGCCTATAAACCACTTTCGCAAGAAACATTTTTTTGGCCTTCAATGCAAAGTGACACAGTCGGTTTTTATGACGCACTTGGTAGTTTCGAAACTCTGTATAACGATGGATCATTCATTCTTCAGAAGATTGTTGGGAGAATGGTTGCAGGGACTCCGACAAGAATATCATTTTCATTTTACCTTGATGCTGATGCTGCTGAAGTAGATGTGATAGGGCAGTGGTCAGACCTTGATGTGGTTTGCGGAATGACTTCTGAGCAGGTTCACGGTAGTGTTTATCCCCCTTATTATGACGATGTAAACCCGAGAAGTTCGCGTTACATCGACACCAGATCTGGTCAGCCTTTTCAGATTCAGATGAGGGATAGATCTGGAGGTAAATTAAGCGGGTTACCACGAATTGTAGGTAGCCTTGTTGGCCGAGGGTGGAAGACGATAACATTCCAGACGCGGGAGGATACTGGAAGCACTAACGACGTGTTTATTCAGGGTATAACTGTCCGACCTGTAGCGCTTTCGGTAGCTCAAAATGATTATTCTGGAAACCAGGTTTTAAGAGGCACAGACGAGGTTTATCGTCAGACGGTACCTCACAAAGGAAATAATGAGGCAGGTGGCCCGCCATCAGCAATAAGACTGAACGGTGCTACGTTCCCATTACCTAAGGCCCTTTACGGAATGATGTTTAATAACGACACTGATTTCTTCGACTGTGGGATTATTGAGATAACACTACGTTGCGTGGGCGGTACTGTTGGAAATGGGTTAGTTAAGTGGGCTGGATATAAAAACGCAATTGGGACGGATCTGGCATTAACAGAAACATTTCGAAGTAGTAACACATCAATGCCATCAATAGCCTCACTGAAGATTATGACTGTGCCTAACAACATCAAATATGCATCAGGTAGTTTTGCGCCAAATATGCCATTGCAAAAGATATTTGGACCTGGCGATCCGGTAAATGAGATATCAATGTCCCCTATGGGAAGGGCTCTTACCATGACATTTGACTATCCAACTGCTAATGATACTGGATACTGGTACATTGAGGTGAGAGGCGTAGCTGTAGGCAGTGGAGAGTTCTGCGCTACAGCATTCTAAACGGAAAGGCGTCGAAAGACGCCTAACATTTATCCAGAAATCTTTTTGGCTATCCTTGCCCCTGCATTGATGAAAGGTTTTTCTATTACGTTGAATATCACATACGACAAGCAAACAGATATTGTTAAAGATGATAAATATAGAGGCAATGATCTAATATCAGTGTTAAGCCCTATTGTCTGACCGTAAAGCTCTATGTATTTTATTACTGGAACGTGAATCAAATATAGCGAGTAAGATATTGTACCTAATGATATTAACATCTTGTTAAAAACAAAAACTGAATTTCTTTCAAGAATTATAACGCATGATACTATCGTAAAAGCAATATATGCAGATTTGGTTAACCCATGGCCTTCTGAAATTCCATTCAGCCAAAACACAAAAGAAAATCCTAGCAAAGCTATTGCAATGCTGTTAATTATTCCGTTGTTTATTTTGACTTTATTGATTAATGGAAGTGCTTGTGCAATTATCATCCCAAGAATGAAATCAAAAACAATTGGGTTTCCTATGAACCCAAAGTGAGATAATAAATAACCACCATTGAAATAATATCTTTGTGCGTCGATGGTAAAATTACCATTGAATATCACAGGCAATAAAACACTAACGCTCACCAGTACAATAGATGCAATCAAAGCCCTATATTTGATACTAATTGACATTGATAGTGCAAATACAATATAAAAATACATTTCATAAGCTAAAGACCATGAAACAATTATTGCTCCCCATCCATAATATGGAGGTAAGGAATTCCAGTCTAGCGGTATAAGGAAGAAAGACTTAATGATATTTACTGTTGATAAAGCACCACCCTCTGGAATGCCGGTGTAAATGTTCCTGTAAAACAGGGCTACATAAACAGCAAGTATTACAAAGTAAACAGGATATATTCTAAATATTCTTTTAACAAGGAATGACGCTGTGTTACGCAATGATGGTGATTTTATGTTTCTTGTGGAATATGAAATAATAAACCCGCTTATTATGAAGAATATTTCAACTCCAAATATTGCATTTGCAGTTAGTCTGTCCATGAATGAACCTGTCTCTACATGGCCAAACAAACCTCGATTATGACCAATCGCGACCACAAGAGCTGCAATTCCTCTAAGCGCCTCAATCCCGTAAAGCTTTTCTTTTTTCATATAATTCAGAATGTCAGGTTTATTTTTTAATTAAAGATATGATTATTTTGTAATCCATTTGCAGCCACATAGCTATCATGACAATCTCTATTAAATACATAATACTATTACCTTCGCTATGCCCATAAATTAAACCGAAAGCGCTTAGCAAAGCTGCAACCCTCACAAGATTATTAGAAATTATTGTCAGCATAATATCCGCCGTTATTAATTAAAAAAACATTTATTTAAATGTGTATTAAGCATTTGTTTGTGAAACACATTTATAATGCCGATGAGTTTAGCACCAAGATGATGATAGATCATCTATTAAAAACCATCAGTACCTTCTATACTGTATGTACATACAGTGAATGGGGGCATCATGGGATTACCGTCATCTGCAGCAGGCATTCATGCCGACTTTGTTTCGGCCACAGAGCCATTCATTCCTCCTTCTGCGAGCATTGTCGAAACGCAGGACGGCTACGATGTCATTGAGAACTCAACGTTGCTTAAGCGCGGAGACATATTGCTCATTTGGTTTTGCGGACGCCAGCAGCACGCATACTGGGCCGGTGATGCGCTGATCACTGATGATGGTGAGGCCATAGAAGGCGAGGCATTAGATGACGTTCGCTTTGTTGGTGTGGTGACTCATACCATTAGCCCGGTGTGGGTAGACGACAATCCGGTGATGTGATGTTTGCCCTGGTCGATGTGAACTCATTTTATGCCAGTTGCGAGACGGTATTCAGACCAGACCTGCGCGGGCGGCCTGTTGTCGTTCTGTCCAATAATGACGGGTGCGTAATAGCACGTAGCGCAGAAGCAAAGGCAGCCGGGATAGCGATGGGTGAGCCGTTCTTCAAGCAGAAGGAATTATTCCGGCGCGCTGGTGTTGTGTGCTTCAGCAGCAACTACGAGCTCTATGCAGACATGTCCAGCCGGGTAATGACTACGCTGGAAGAAATGAGCCCCCGCGTGGAAATTTACAGCATAGACGAAGCCTTTTGCGACCTGACTGGCGTAAGAAACTGCCGGGACCTGACTGAATTTGGGAAAGAGATCCGCGCGACTATTTTACAGCGGACGCATCTTACAGTCGGTGTCGGCATAGCCCAGACCAAGACGCTGGCGAAGCTGGCTAACCATGCTGCGAAAAAATGGCAACGGCAGACCGGCGGGGTGGTTGACCTCTCAAACGTCGACCGACAGCGGAGGTTGCTGGCGCTCGTTCCTGTAGAGGATGTCTGGGGCGTTGGTCGTCGCATTAGCAAAAAGCTGAACGCCATGGGCATCAAAACAGCACTGGAACTCTCTGAGCAGAGTACATGGATCATTCGCAAACACTTTAACGTTGTGCTGGAGCGAACCGTCCGGGAACTGCGCGGCGAGCCATGCCTGGATCTGGAGGAGTTCGCGCCGGTGAAGCAGGAAATTGTATGCAGCCGATCGTTTGGCGAACGCATTACTGACTATGAGCAAATGCGGCAGGCTATTTGCAGCTACGCGGCCCGTGGTGCTGAGAAGCTTCGCGGCGAGCACCAGTATTGCCGTTTTATATCCGCCTTCGTTAAGACCTCTCCATTTGCCCTTAATGAGCCGTATTACGGAAATAGCGCATCGGTAAGACTGCTCACGCCAACGCAGGACAGCAGAGACATCATCAACGCCGCGGTAAAGTGTCTGGACAAAATCTGGAAGGACGGTCACCGGTACCAGAAAGCGGGTGTCATGCTGGGCGACTTCTTCAGCCAGGGCGTGGCCCAACTAAACCTGTTCGATGACAGTGCTCCCCGAGCTGGTAGTGAGAAGTTAATGGAGGTACTGGATCACCTGAATGCAAAGGACGGAAAGGGCACGCTCTATTTTGCCGGGCAGGGTATACAGCAGCAATGGCAGATGAAGCGTGAAATGCTTTCTCCACGCTACACCACCCGGTTTTCAGATCTTCCTGTGGTTAAGTGACGGGCTCTATAAGTTCTGGTCCCTGATTCTTCACATTACCCACGGCACGCGTAACGGCATGCCAGATAAACTTGTCGGCGGGGACTATCCCGTCGGCTATTATCTCCTCAGCTTCTTTCCCTCCTACATCCTGACGCATCCATTCCCTTGCAGCTTCCGGCGACAGAACCAGTGGCCGACGGTCATGGATATCGACCAGTCCTTTGTCAGAAGCAGATGTCACGATCAGGAAGCCCTCTGCTTCATCGCCGCGTTCAAATGGCCTGCTGCCGATCGCTGCCATGAATATGGGCTGGCCGTCTGCCCGGTGAATGAAGTAGGGCTGTTTCTTGTCACCTTCCTTTTTCCATTCGAACCATCCATCGGCAAAGCAGATCGCCCGGCCATGCTGCCACAGAGGTTTAAACATTCTGCTGGTGGCCGCCGTCTCGACGCGCGCGTTAATCAAAGGCGCTTTATCCCACCACCCGGGCGCGTAGCCCCAGAACACAGGATCGAGATGTAATAGCTCATCGCGTTCGCTCAGCAGCAGCACTTTGGTGCCGGGCGCCACGTTGTACCGGCCAATTGGTTCCGGGTCATATGCAATGTCACGATCGCCTTCATCGGCAAGATATGCCAGATAGTCTTCACGGGTTTGTGCTTGTGCAAAACGTACACACAT